CATATTATGACCACGGGGCGTTCCTATAAAATAACAAAACCCTTTTCTATCCGATAACGCTGGTCGAATAATTTCAGGAAATACCGTCTCTGGCATATCCGCAACCTCATCCATTACACATCCATCCAAATAGATACCACGCAAACTGTCTGGGTTCTCTGCACCCAGTAGCGTTAATCTGGCACCATTCGGCAAATCTGCTCTCAACTCCGTCTCATGAAATTTTACACCCGGTATCGCTCCAGAGAACTGCTTGAGATAATCCCATGCAACAGCTTTCGCTTGTCGATATGTTGGCGCTAAGTACGCAAACCGTGGTGAGCGCCCTGTGTGCATTATAGCAGCACGTAACAAATGGTTCACAGCCATAACAGTCTTGCCAAACCTTCTATGGCATACAATGACTGCCCAGCGGTTCTTATCAAGCTGTGCGTGTAAGTCTGCTTGAAGCGGCCTGGGTGAATAGGGTATCTCGATGTTCAAGGGTCAGACACTCTCCAATCTGTATAATATCTATAGTCGATGGCGCCCATGTTTTGGGGTGGGTGGGGGGTCGAGTTTTCAAAAAAAAAGATAGTCGATAGCCCACAATTAATTAATTATTGTCCACTTATTGTCCACTATGTTTAATAAATGGCGGAGGACTGCCAAAGTTCTATCGGTTATAAACCGATTGACCAAGGGCTGCTCAATATTTGCTGACATCACGCGCGTAGTTCCGACAAGACACAACCTTACTACCACCACTACTTCTTACTTCTATTCCTTCTCTTACTCATCACACTCAAGTTGCTCTTACTATTATTCCTTGGGTTGCCATCTCTATGGTCAACGTCTTTGCCATCGCCTTTGCGAACTCTACCAGTTGAACTTAATAGAGTTCTAGCTTTGTTTCTTGATGCTCTATTCTTCTTTTGCTCTGGCTTGGCATGATAAGTGTCATACTCTTTACGATAGTTTCTCATGAACTTGCTTCAGCTTTAACCTCACCATTAGCCCAGGTCAAAGTAATAGCACCAGTATTTGTATCGCTATTATCCTTGCGATCTCTAAGCCCATAAGGTTGTATTCTAGCTAATGACCACTTCAAGCTGTCTATCTCTAATCTTCTGCGTTGCACTTCAGCGTTCATAAACCTTGGGTCTCCATCTTTATCAAGAGGCTGCATTGCTAACTCAGAGATATGATCGCTATAATACTCAGCTTGCATAACTCTACCTCTCCGATAGATTTCATATAACTCAGGGTCTTTCTGAACAACACGAATGATTTGCCTATACGAAGGACACCAGGAGTTCTCTTTCACAATCTTAACTAAACTGTGTCCGTTAGCCATCTCCTCTGCTATCTTCTCTAGCACCTCTTTAGTAACTACACTTTGCTTTGCCATATTGTTTCCAATAAAAAAGCTAGAGCAAGGGGCCTTACTCTAGCTGCATTTATCCTTAAGTTTAATTAAAGTTATTGCGATTTGACGTCATTGGCAACAAAAAAATAATAATTATTGTAAATATCTTGACATTACATGTCATACTTCCCATATTACTATTGAGAGGGAATTAACTCTCTCATCAACAAAGGGGTCAAATAATGAGTACAAGATCAACATTAACAATTAAAACAGATCACACAACAATTAACTTCTACAGACATATGGATGGTTATGTAGCAGAAGCTGGTAACACTTTGTTACATTTGTTAGACAAAGTTGTTAACGCTAAAAACGCTTGGCAACATCCTGGTGTTAAACTTGCAGAGGAAATTATGAAACAACAATACGAAGCAAGAGAACATCGCCCTGCTGAACCAACCTATGAATTAACTGACAATGCTAATCAACATGGCGATAGAGAATATCACTATAATGTAGATTTTACTAAAAACAATATTATTATTTCTGTTTATAAATGGGGTTATAACATGCCATTTATGGGTAAACAAATATTTGAAGGAAATCTTGAACAATACAAAAACTTTGTCGTAAAGTGGATTAAACATAATCAAGAAGTATCTAGGTCTATGAATAGAGAGGAAGAACAACAAAAAATAACAAAACGCCCTATAACAGTAACAGGCAGAAGAACACAGAAGGTTTAACCCTTCTTTAAATGGTAATAGAGGCGGATGAGTGCTTGCTCATACCGCCTTTTTACTGTCCGGGCATCACAATGATACACTTGTGCTAACTTTCTCCACTTAGGCCCACGCTCTCTAAACACCGCACTCATACCAACACGCCACAAGAGTTGATTGTCCTCTCTCTCTATCTCTAACCCTACCTGCAAAGCAAACTCTAATCGTGTTACTTGGTTTGTTGTTGGTGTTATCTTTACCATACCAACATCATGGTAGTTATACATATCCCAATGGCTCTGCACCGTATCAGGCCAATAGTTTAACTTCTGCTTTCTAATCACACCAGGCAACAAGCGTAGTGTTTGTGCAGCTTCTTTAAACAAACTATCCAGATCCGTTACACTCCAGCTATCGCGTTGCATCTTCCATCCTCCGCAACCAGTTCTCTCTATCTGTCAAGGTGAGTTGTGATAACGCTTTCAGTAAACTTACAAAACGATCAGCAGAATATTTATGCCGTAAAGAATTAAGCATTTTATCATAACGATATTGAAACGGATCACGCTGCCTTTTTTTTACAGCAGCATAATAAAACGGGTTGTTCATTTTGGCAGTTTTAGCAAGAATTTGCTTGGCTTTAGCAACATCAGCTTCAGACACTCTAGTTAACTCTAGAGTAGTCTCTTGTTTAAGTTTATTATTTGGAAAACTATTTTGTTTGGATGTTACTTCGAGGGTATACTCTAGAGTATACTCTAGTGTTTTGCTTGCTTGCTTGTAGATTATATTCATGCCTTCTCTTTCTTGTCAATACCTTGTGTCATGTACTGTCAGGGTTTTTTCGTTTCCAAGGATTAGGGCGTTGGTATTGCTTACGTTTTTTCTCCCAACAATCCATACATAATGCACGCCTTCCATCCTTTATCGTTACCGTAGCGCCACATATGTTGCAGCTATCGTAAAACGTACCTACGCTGTCGTGGTGTTTCATTTGCCTTCCATCCTACGTTTATAGCTATCCCACCATGATGCCATGTGCGCTATTACCACAATCCAACTGCTACTGGTTTTTGTTTTACAAAAGTCTCGCATAATATCCTGGGGGTTTGCTCCACCTTCTACAAGCCTGCGGGCTTCGTTCAATGCCCCTTCAATGCAATCTAATTCTTGCAGCGCTCTCATACGATTATCATTCATCGATCTTCCTCGCTGATGATGGCTCTGGCGATTTGTGCGATGACTTGGGGGACAACCGCGTTGCCGAGGGCTTTGAGTCTTTGCGTTCTTCCAACTTGATGTGTTGTAACTCTTGGGATGTCAGGCTCGTCCAACCAGGAGGGAACCCCATCAACCATTCCACCCAGTCTGCGTTCAATGCTCCCTTCCCTGTGTTCCGTACCTCTGGGCTGTTCCCCAACATCTTCTGCATCTTGGTTCCCGGTCTGCCCGCTGCATCCTCGTTCGCTGATGGTGTCAGAAACATCTGTTGTTTCGTTGTCCATTCTATGCTTTCTACTGTTGTCATCTCCTTGTTGTATTTTACTACTTTTAGATAAGGTTTTATTATCTCCCAATTTTCTATACTTGGGTAACTGAACCCCTTTTGATCCTTGCGAAACCAATGTTCTATCGTTGTTTTCTTGATGGTTGTTTTCTCTGTTAGTTCCTTGATGCTTGTCTGTTCCCTCAGATACGCTACAAATTCCTTCTGTTGTGGTAAGTACGGCCTCTCCTCCATCTGATGATCTTGATATTGCTCCATCAACTCTGGTTGTTTCTTTATCATTTCCATCATTACTGTGTCGCTCAATGACTTTTGTATTGGTTGTCCGCTCGCTCTGTGTGTTTTCCCCATCATCATTTTGGTTGCGTGTTTCAGAGAATCCTTCTTTGTGTCCATTGTTGTCGGTGTCGGCCACATCTGTACTGTGTCCGCCAGATTTAAACTGTGGCTGTTCTTCTTGTCCTTCGTCATGCGTCTGCCTGTTTTGGTTAGTTCTGCGTTGGGATGTTCTATCTCCTGTGTTGTTGGTGTTGGCCACGATGAAAAGTCTTTGCCTTCTATGCGGGGCGTCAACGGCCACAGCTCCCAATACAAACGTCTGCCAGGAGTAACCTTCACTTTCCAAGTCAAATAACACTTGGTCGAGGCCCAAGTTGACATGACCAGGCACGTTTTCGCAAAGAACCCAAGTGGGTCTTTTGTGCTTAATAATTTCAAACATTCTCGGCCAGAGGTGGCGGTCATCTTCTGTGCCTTTTTGCTTCCCGGCAACTGAAAATGGCTGACACGGGTAGCCACCGCAGAGTAGGTCGATGTCTCCGCAGCTGTCTGGATCGAAGGTTTTGACATCTCCCCAAATAGGAACATCTGGCCAATGTCGTCTGAGTATGTGTTGGCAAAAGGGTTCGTATTCAACGAACTGGATTGTTTCAAATCTTCCTGTGCTTTCCAATCCGAGGTCGATACCTCCGATGCCTGCAAAGAGGGAGAGGACTTTGAGTTTTTCTTTTTCATTCAAGGACACATCCTCTCTATAATCTGCATGCGAGGATTATCCTTTAACTCTACCAATGTATTAAGCCACAGTTTTACTTGCTGCAGGCTGTAACAGGTCTCAACATGCTCACCAGTCATACGCAAGCATCGTTGTATGGCTTTCTGATTCTCCGTCATGCGCCCACGCTTGGCTTTTAATTCTATAAATATCCCGGCTTTCTCTAACGGATGCAGCCAGCTTTCCTTCGGCACAAAGATTTCAATGTCAGGCCAGCCGCTTGCCATACCCATAGCTTTTAATTTGCGCCTAAACGCAACATGCCTTACGCCCTCATTAGGCGAATGATGATAGACAGAGTTATCCGGGAGGGCTATCTCTAGCCATTGAATGACGTACTTTTGTAAATCATCCTCTAACATTTATAACATTCTGTATTAAATTGGTTGACAAATTGAGAATGATTCGCAACAGTAAATGACACAAATTCTTAATGGGGAGAGATAACAAAATATGAAAGGTTTTATTCACGGTAAAAATCATTAGGCATTACCATGCTTTGCGTATAATTAATTATAGCATCCATGTACTTTTCTGAAGGTATCATTCGTTGTTTATGACCTTTAGGAAGGCACCATCGTCTAACAATCGTAGCATGTGCAGCACCTAATCGAGACGCTAATTGTCCGTAGCTTAACTTTTTATCTTGTCTAAATTGCTCAAGTTTCATACGAAGAAAGTAATATAATTGACATAATACGTCAACTAATATTTTTTATAGGAGTTAAGAATGACGATATTACGCAGAGAAAGAGACAACTATCCAGTAGTTCATTGGGAAGATAGAAATAAAACTAATCATAAAAGATATTGTTTAAATATGTTAGCGTTTAACACAACATTAGTAACAAACTCTTATAATAGCATTAGAAAAAGGTGGAACTTTACTTTAGATCACAGAATCATATCTAGTTTAGCTATCGTTAGTCGTTACCATGCTTTGCCAGCTTATATATTAAATCATTGCAAATTAGATAAGCGCCCAGATTTAGTAAATATGGCCCTAGTAAATAATTTAGCCATAGGAAATAAAGATACGCTACTAAAAATAGTTAAAGAAGGCATTGAGTCTGAAGAACTATGCCAAGTAAAAAACCCACCTCGCTATAGAGGATTATGTTTTACCGCTGGCTATACTATGATGAAATCATTTGAAGAAAGAATAGAAGATATTGCTAAAATGCAAGCAGTAAAATCTAATTATTAGTCTATTTTTTAGTCTAACATTTAGAGTTTACTTTTTATTTTATTCATATAATAATGGTAATTCTCAATTTTTAATATATTAAATTGACATAATGCGTCATATTGTATATTAAATAAAATAAGATATGTCATTATGCGTCATATCGTATATAAAGTAATTTACAAAGGGGTCAAAAATGAATAAATATAAAAGCATGGGGTTAGTTAATATAAAAAGATATATGAAAGAAGCGGGGCTGCAAAGTAAAGAAGTTGCAGAGAGAATGAATGTAAGACCAGAAACAATAAGCCGTTGGGCGTCTGGTACTCACAATCCAGGATTCGATCAAGCTGAACAATTAGCAGAAATATTAAATGTAAGCATGTCTGATATTTTATTTAAGCATCGTGGTATGCTGATTGCAGGCACTAGAGATTACCACGGCAATGTAATGATGTTTGATAGTATGCAACAGCCACAATATTTACCTATTCCGGGATTAGATTGCCCAGATCATAGGTTTTGTTTAAAGGTAGAAACACACCAACAAGAAGATAAACACAGCTACGATTCATTTAGTAATTTAGATATAAAATCAAAAACTATAAATGATACTTGTTATACTATGCGCTCTTTATGCAAAATTAAAAATGGGCCTAAAGAAGTTATTGGTAAAATTATGCAAGGTGTTATATTTCCAATGCCTAATAATGATAAAGGCATATTGATGTTTAATTTACAAAGATGCAAAGACAAAGAAATATTAGTTAATGTTGAATTAGAATGGGCAACACCTATGCTTAGTCGTTTTTATAATAGAAACAGAAGTGAAATTAATGAATTAATTGATCCAAACAATCATGATACATAACGTCAATTATAAACAACTTTACCCACCTTTTATGTAAAACTTGACAACATTCAGCAATTTTAATAACCTTACCCTCATCATTATTGATGGGGGAAAACATGAGTTTTATAGAATATCCAGATTACGCAGAGCGCCATAACTATTTTCACCATAGCAATCCGTCTATGCCTGACAGCATTACATTCTTTAATAAGTGTTGGGTAAGACCGCAGGTTAATAAAGCATGGAAAATTGTTAAGAAAGAAATACAAGGCGATATACAAGAAGCGAATCACATTATAAATAAGTACAAGAATGAAAACCCAAACATGACGTCTGGTGTCGTGGTGCAAGAATACTGCGATGATATTTTATTAAATGAAATTAGCCCAGGAGATGCTTACCGTAATGCGGTAGTAAAGCTGCAACAGTTTGAACCTTTAGAATGGCATGATACTGAGAAAGAAGCTGCTATTATAAAACATAGGACAGAACCTAAGTACGCTTTAAAGACATATAAGGGTGAACCAACCTATAGAAAAGATGCAGAAGGGGATTTCTGTGAATTAGAATTGGTATGCAAGCATGCGTTGGAAGGATTACAAGAAGCATCGGATGGTATCAACCAGTTAGAAGGAGAAATAAACCTTTTTAAAGCCTTGCCTGGTAATGAACTGCAATACAACGGCAGGCCAGACTACCATCAAAGAATAGAACTTAAAACTATGTGGGATCAAATGGCTTACAGCGATAGTCCTAAAGCTAACAGCATACCTAAAGAACCACGCTTTAGTCATCTTACACAGATTGCAGGCTACTGGCATTTGTCTGGTCAGCTACCCACAATAGTGTACGCCAATAGAAATACTTACACCGTTTTTAAACCGTCAGAGGATGAACTTCGTGTTGCTTTAGATTTTCTGATGGAAGCATGTTCCAGAAGGGAACGTCTGCTTAAAGTTGCAAGCAACACAGAAGAACTACTACGACTATGTGATCCGCAATGGGATCATATGTTTGCTTGGAAAGACATCAATCCTGAAGTCTTAAGCGAAGCTAAAAAATTATGGAGATAATTATGCAAGCAGTTCCAAAAAAAACAGCTACTAAACAAACAAAAGGGTCAAATCTTTTTATAAGATCAGTAGCTGTTCATATGACACATGCCAATAGACACGTTCACACATTTGTATGTGATTCTAATAAAAAAAACAAGAGTATATTTTTTAACATATTAGTGCCAGCAGTTGTATTAGCAGGGTGTTGGTACCTAATAATAATAGCAATGAGTTTATTATGAGCAATGGACAACAACAATTAGACTTAGTAATGGAGCGCTTAGAGGAAGTTCGAGCAGCCTATTTAGAACAAGCACGTTTTGCAGCAGACCAGTTGTATCATGGTGGTAAGAAAGAAATAACTATTAACGATATAAGAGATGTCTGTCCACCACCACCAAGCATTGATCCTAGAGCATTAGGCGCTGTGTTTAAAGGCAAAGAAGGTAAGTGGCGTGTCGTAGGTTATGAACGTAGCAAACGAGCGCACATGAGACCAATAGCTGTATTTACGAAGGAAGAATAATGGCAAAATATAAACATATAGATTTAAAAGAAGATTTAAATAAAGAAGAAAGAAAAAAAATATTATTAACTGAAATACCTAAATTAGAAAGCAGAATAACAAATGGTCTTTGTCAATATTATGAAATTAAAACTGTAGGTGATTTATTAAACTTTTATATAAAAAATCCTAATTCTAAATTTCGTATAGTTCCAGGAGTAGGACAGGTATCAGAAAATCAATTACATGGTTTTATTAAAACATGTTTTCCAGAAGAATATGAAGAAAGAAATAAAAAACTATGTCCTCCAGATAAATATAAAATTGTATACACTTATTAATATATAGGAAAATAAAATGGAACAAACAATTAAACCACATAAAGAGATAATGGCGGAAGCCGATGCTATGAATAATACGCATGGTGTTAAGATGGTGTCAAAGGGTGGTAAAAAGTATTTAGAAGTAAAACACCGTATTACTATATTGCGAAGGCACTACGCTATTGCGTTAGGTATAGACACAACATTAATAGAAGCTAATGATAAGTTTGTCCGAGTGCAGGCAAGGATAGCTGATCCAGATGGTCGTGTTATTGCTAGTGGTATGGCTGAAGAATATCGAGATAAAGGGCCAGTTAATAAAACTAGCGCTTTAGAAAATTGCGAGAGCAGCGCAATAGGTCGAGCCTTGGCTTCGTTAGGTTTGCATGGTGGTGAGTATGCTAGTGCTAATGAGTTAGATGCTGTTGATCGTAAAACAGAAATTCAAAACCAGGAAACACCAAAGCCTATGCCAGACGATCCTATTCCAAATGGTGATGCAGCAGAATTTCATCCTAGTCATAATTGGGAGGCTTGGGTTGGTGTAGAGAAATTAAAGATAAACGAATTTTCATCATCAGGAGATACAACATCTTGGTTTCAACAAAACAAAGAGTATTTAACACAATTAAAAAAATATAATGAAACAATGCACCAAGACATTGAAAAGGCTTGGAGCAAACAAAACGAAAGGATAAAACGATGAGACCAGAATTTAGTAACAGTAAAGTAAGGATGCTTGGTAATATGACTATGGATGACCATGTAGAAGCAGCAGCTTGGTTAAACATAGATGACGAAGAACTACGCCAAAAGCTAATAGATTATATAGAGAGAGAAAGAAAGAACATAAACGT